TTCTCGGCTATCCGAGCGTCAATAGCTTCCGTCCCCGAAAATGGTCTGGCTAATATTCTATCCAACTTGGCTAAAACATTATCAATCCGTGCGAACTGATAATCTATCGTGTCGCCGTATCCGATATAAGCGGCAGCTCCAATAATTAAAGCGGCAGTAACTAATCCAATCGGCCCCAACATAGCAGTAAACCCCGCCGTAATAATTGGCATTAATTGAATAACCCCACCAACGCCCAACAATAGCGGCCCAATAGCGGCGGCTAAACCTGCGACTTGCAAAATTAAATCCTTTGTGCCACCGTCTAAGTTGGCAAAGTAGGTAATAACCTTATTAACTGACTGTAATACTTTGGCGTACATAGGAAGTAACCGCTCCCCAAATCCCCCCGAAAGTTGTTTAATATTTTCCTCTAAAATTCGGGTTTGGTTTGCCGCCCCGTCTGACGTTCGGGCAAAATCTCCTTGGGCGTTGGTCGTCTTTGCAATTACAAAGGCGTACCGTAAATTGACCTTTTCACTTTCGGTCATGTCACGAATATTCTTTTGAATACCTTCCGACAATGCGAATGCCTTTAAGTTGGCTTCCGTCATTACAATTCCCAAACCTTTTAGACTTTCTGTTTCGCCCGTAAAGATTGATTTGAGGGCTGTTTCTGCTACGTCTATTCGTATGTTCTTAAAACTTGACAAATCTCCGGCTAACCCGACAAGCGTTTTACTCATTTCTGCTGCCTGACCGGTGTCGATGCCCATGCTTGTCGCCATATCACCGAACAACGCCGCTGCGTCAAGTGCCGCCCCTGAACTGATACCGAAATTGGTTAGGCTGTCCTTTGCAAACTCGTGAATAACACCCGATGAAGTCTTAAAAGCAACGTTAACTTTATTCTGGGCTTCCTCTACATTAGAAGCAGCGGCAAGGGCTTGTCTTGCCGCTAATAATACCGGAACGGTTATTGCAATAGATAACGCACCGCCAACCATTGTAGCTTTATCGCCAAAGTTTTGCAGCTTATCCATCGCCCCGTTCACTTTGGCGTTGAACTTATTGGTTAGTGCATCTATGTCAACAAATAATTTATTATTCATCCTTTACAACCTTGTCGGCAAATATTGTATAAAATAAGTTTTTCACGTTAGCAATTGGCATGCTATAATTTTCTTTTTCTTGCTGATTATCAAATTCAGTCGGGTAAAGTACGTGGGCTTCTTTACGGTCGCCCTCCTTAACTAAGAAGTTATGAATCATTGTATAAACGCCCCGGTGCAATAACTTTTCACGGTCAAACTCGCGGGCTACTTTTTTTCTGTGACCCTCTGAAACGTTAAGGGCTTGCCGCCACGTCATTTGATACCAAAATAGCGTAGGAGTAAGCCCAAGTTCACCACAAAAGTACGCTTCTAATTCATCGTCGGTTTGACTTTCCCCTTCGTTTTTTTTTGTTGCTTTTCAACGGTACTGACCAAAGAGTTTGCTAATTCTTCAAAAAGTTCAGGTAAATTACTGCTCTTTTCTTCAACCTCTGCGGTTATAATATCCTCAAACTCTACCACGTTAAACGCAACTGGCTTGCGGTCTAAGCGACATTGAACCACATAAGAGCTGTAAGCGTACTCCATCATGAATTCGCTCTGCGTAAATACGTCTAAGTTTCGTACGTCAAACCCCATGCTTTGCACGGAAGCTAACGCCATCCTCATTGACTTGTTATTCACCGAAAGTGAAAGGGCGTTTTCGCCGTGTTTTAATTCAAATGTCATGCTACTTCGGCAATGGTTGGAAGCGAAACAACTTGTACGTTAAATGAATACTCAACCAATCCGTTATTCGGAGCGGGTAGGGTTGGGGATTCAACAAATCCGGTGAAAGAAAATAGGTTATCACCCGAAACGGTTGATTGTAACTTGAAAGACTTAACACCGCCGTTTGCATCTGAATAATTCAGTAAGTACAAAGAGTAAATGTCATTGTAGTTCAGTGAGTTTACCCCGGGTGCGTTGTTCTCAATCGCCGTGATGCTTACAGTGTGATCGAGCAACGTTTTAATGTGCTTCTTATGCTTGCCCGTGTCCTTGCTTGTCACCTCAACCTTATCATTGGTTGGCGTTAATGTTACCGTTACTTCGTCTTGAAATGTTTTCCAAGTAGGAGTACCCGAACCCATGTCGATGGAAAGACGGTAGTTGTTACCTAAAATGTGGCTCATAATTATTTTTGTTTAATGCGTGATTCAATGTTTAAAACTCGTCGTAAAATGTAGTTCGTGTCGTTTGTGTCCGTGAAACTTGTGCTTCCTGTTACCCGTACATAAATTGGGCTAAAATCGTTATTTTCAACCATGCCTTTTTGATTCGGAGTTGGCGTTAATAATGCTGTTATCTCGTTACAAAGGGCATCTAAGGCAACGTAACTTAATGCGGTGTTACTTACTCGATTTATTACGTCCACGTTAGCCACGTAAGTCCCCGTGAAGGTATCTTTTGTGTTGCTCGAAGTCATAAACCCGCTCGTAACCTTTGCAAATAAATTAGACGTTTCGCTGTGTGGCTGCTCAATAGAAAAGACATCACCCGAAACGTTACCATTCAGGATTCTGTAAATTTCAGTAAGCAGATAGAACGTAGCATCTTTCATAACTTATCTAAATCGGCTTCAATGTTGCGTGTCAAAAAGTCAAGTGCCGAATATGCGGCCGGAATAATGTGGGGCCGTGCGGGTAGGTTTACTTGCCTAATCCCACGCCCTTTTAGCTTTTTTGCCATCGTTTCAAATCCTCGCGGAACGTCAACACCGCCACCCGTACCGAACTCCAAATAAGGTGCGTATGTGGCGTTAGCTGTTAACCGTGCCGTGTACCCCGCATTTTCAACGGAGCCTTTTATGTTCTGACGGTGAAAACCGTATTGAACGGGGGCGGAACCCTTCGCCATTGTTTCGGCATATCCCGCCGCTTCTTCAATGTTCTGCTGTGCCACTTGCTTCACGGCTCTTTTATAGGCTTCTGCCTGCTTTCGCCATTCATCAAAATTGGTTAAACCGTTCATCGTGCTGCTGTAATTATTACCTTTTTATCGTCTTGGGTGAATAAAACTGACTGAATCGTTAAGCGAAACGAACGGAACTTGATGTAGTAACTTTCGTCAATCACGTAATTAGGATTTTTCCAGAACTCTATCTTGTAGCTTTGGCCGAACTCCTGACGGCTGCCGTTGCTATCCTTGTTCGGGGCTAATTGCGTAATAATTGCGTTTACTGTGTCGTGAATTGTTTCGATTGATTCGATTACGCCACCCGCTGCATCTGTCGCTTTTGCCTTTGAACATATCTGAATTGGTTCACTAAACTTCTCCATCGTCCTTGTATCGTGCTAATGAGCGGTTTAAAATATCGTCCAATCTTGTTTTATCAATGCCTAAAGAAACCGAAAGAACTTGCTGTCCTTCTTGATAAACCACCCCGTCAATACTCGTATTGGTCAAAAAAACCAAATCGGTAATTTCTTTAATTTCTTCGGGAGTTAGTTTAGGCTTAATAGATTTCGACATAATTAAAATGTTTACGTACTGATTGTTTCGGTGTCATATCGCTTTCAAAACAAGAGGCTACCGAGCGAATCAATAACTCTTTGATATTATTTGAAATAGACTGCTTTGATGTAATGTAACTTAGCTTGACACCGTTGGGAAACTCCCCAACGAAGGTAATGAAACCGCCCGTCTCTAACAATGTGAACAAACTTGCATCAACCGCAACGCCTAAAAGGTCTGTTACGGTAACGGTTGTGTTTGCCTTAATTGGAAGAAACGGGAGGGGTTCATCATCGCAAAATGTCTGCCAAGACACATTAACACTACGCTCGTCTATTAGTGTTACGTTCTTGAATTGCTCTAACGACTCACGAATAGACGTAATTAATCGAGTTAGTTTAGTGTCGTGAGCATCAAACGTAACGTTTAGATATTGCTTCACGTCCGATAAGCTAACTGGCTCCGCACCGATGGTTTCACCCGATTTCTTTACGATAATTCCGTAGGTCATTTTTTCGCTTTAGTGTTTTTTATTTCGGTAATTAAACCGTCTTTGATAAGTTCGTTTAGGTATTCGGCAGGGACGTTCGTTAGAACTGTCCCCACCTTTACCCCTGCAAACTCAATTGCAACTTTATACATATTTTTTACGCTTGTAGTGCCGTAACCGCCGTTGAAAATGTTCCCTTAACAAACGCACCCAGTTCTGGCGTTTTGATACGTGAAACGGCTCTAAGCGACCCCGCAATTGTGATGAAATCTTTCAAGACATCATCTTCGTTTTGGTCATACGTGTTAATTGTTAACGCTCGGTAATTGAACCATGCGAACTTCGTAAAGTCTGCCATTAGAAAAGTTCCCGGCGTAATGTTATGGTCGGCTATCAAAGGAATGCCGTTAACATCGTAACCCGTGTTTGAAAGATACAAAGGCATTACGTACTGTCCTGTGCTGTCTTTAATTGTTTTAATTTTCGTCAAATCTGCTGGACTAATTAAGCAGGCATTTGGCGTATATTTCCCCTTACCAGCTACGATAATTTGTAAATATGCGTGTTCTAAAACATCTCGCATAGTGACACCCGTTAAGGTTCCTATGCCTGCCTGACGAGCAAAGGCGGTTGCTTGGTTGATAATACCATTGTGATTCTCGCCTGAATTGTCACCACTAAGTACTTGGGTTCCAACTTGGATTAAGAAATCCTCGCGTAACTCGACAATCGTTTCGTTCAACGTGAAATCTACATCTTCAATGTTCTCTTTTGAGATTTTTGAATAAGCGGTTGTTTTCTTTGCTGATGCTTGTTCCTTGTCAAACTTATAAGAAACTTGATTAAACTTGGCTCCTTCGGCAGTTTGACTCACGCCGCCTTCCGAAGCTGTCTTGATAACCCACTTTACGATTTCTGAATTAGTTGTGCCTATTCGGATATAATCTAATACGTTTGGCGTTGCTTTGGGGGCTTTGGCAATGCCTGCTTCAACATCGGCAAAAAGGTCCCGCAATCCTGCTGTGGCAGAATAGCCACGTGTCATATCCGATACGGCTTTTAGCTGAATGTCGTCAAACGTCATTCTCATCCCGCTTTTTATTTTCGGGATGTTGTCTTTTGTAAATACTTTATCCGCTAATTGGTTCGCGAATACAGAACCCGTTTGATTCGTGCTTTTGCGACTTAGTTCGATATTGTCTAGCTTGTCCTGCTGCTTAGTTAATAAGTCGGTTAGTTCGATTAGCTTATCTTGAGCAGATTTCAATTCTCCTCGGCTGGCTTTGTCTTCAACCATAGAGGTGAACTCTAGCTTTTGGGTGTCGATTTGCGACTTGATTCCGTCCGCTTGTTCTTTGATTGCGGCTTTTATTTCAATTAATTCCATTCTTTGCTTTAGATTTTAAATTGTTCGATTAATTCGAGAAATTCTGTCGTCGGCAAAGTGTCTGGTGACGGCTTTGTGAGTTGCTTTATTTGCTCTTGTATAAATTCAAATTGCGGTATGATTACCGTCTTAAATGTTTCGTCTGAATACGTGCCACTTGATAGGGCTTTCGTAAGGTTTTCAAATAATTCGGCGTAATCGGCGGCTGATTTTACGCCTATTACTGGGGTAAACGGGTTGGATGCATCTACTTGCAAACCTGACCCTTCGACTAGGTACAATTCAGAAAGGATGTTACCCTCAATACTCATTTGTTCTTTTATCTTTCGATAGCCTATTGAGTGTTGGGTTATGATCTTATCTTCGACCATTTTTAAGTAGTCTTGCCCTGCTGTCCAGTTTCCCACTTTTCCTTCATAATACAGTCCGTAGTCATCTTCTTTTAATTCCAGAAAATGACCTACGTTTTTATATTTATCGTGGTCTTGGAGAAAACGAATGGATTTTTTGCCGTTCGGGCCACGCTCGGCAATTGTTTTGGCAAATGCCCCTTTCCGCACTACGTCGCCGTCGTAATCTTTTACGTCAAATGCCGACAAATAACCCATTACAATTCCTTGCTTTGTGTCTACGTCCTGAATACTTGACTTGCTACCGTGCGATTTATACAACATATTATTACCCCGTTTTATACAAAGTAACATATTAATATTGCGTAATATTGCTATAATGGAACGGGTTGGCTATATTTGTACTTCACTATTACTTATATGTACCTCAAATGAAATACCACGATGATTATGTATGTCAAGTCAAAGACATATCAAAGTACTTCGGAGTTAGTCCAAACACGGGCAAAAATATGCGAGATAAAACCAAGTTGAGATTTGGCGTAAAGTTTCGTGGGAAAGTGACCATATCGCAGGTGCGAACCGCCAACGGTCTAGACAGCAAGGTGGCGATAAGCTACGGTGAGCTATTTGCTAATAACATTCTTGAAATCTGCACGGAGTTGCGAGAGTCAAAAGGATTGACCGCTACTCTTAGTTACGTGAGCATTTCGGATGAGTCGGTATTTTACGAATTGCTTAAGACTTTGTGCGAAAAGCACGAAATATCTGAGCAGGTTATTATCAGGATTCTATCAATACGAAGTGCAGTTTCATCGAATTACCAAGAAGAAATATGAAAATAGGTTACGCACGTGTTTCTACGCACGAACAAAATCCAGATTTACAAATTGACGCATTATCAGTTGCGGGTTGTGAACACTTTTATACCGATACCATGTCGGGGGCAACCAAACAACGCCCAAAACTTGACGAACTAAAAAACTTCATCCGTAAAGGGGACACGCTCGTAGTTTGGCGGCTTGACCGATTAGGTCGGAGCATTAAAGACCTGATTGAGTTAAGCGAATGGATGCACACAAGAGGTGTCGTCTTTAAATCCATAACCGAAGGGATTGATACAAGTACTTCGGGTGGCAGGATGCTGTTTAATATTTTTGGATCTATTGCCGAGTTTGAACGCAACCTAATTAGGGAGCGAACCAAAGCTGGACTTGCCGCCGCTCGTGCAAGAGGTCGATTGGGTGGGCGACCAAAGAAATTAGACAAACGAAAGATTGAATTAGCTAACAAACTCTACGCCTCCAAAGACCACACCATCGTTGAAATCTGCGAAGCGGTAGGTGTAAGTAAGGCAACCCTTTATAAGTATCTTAACAAAGATAAATCATGACACTAGAAAAAGAAATGATTGGATTAGGAGACATTGAATTTGTTAAGTTAGATTACCCGAAACAAAGATTAACTTCGCTCGATTCCTAACGCCTCGGCTGACCTTCGCGTAACGTAGCTATGAGTGCAACGGCAGTTTATCACTTCGCTCGCACCGCCGCTAGGGTCGTGCGGGTATTTCATTGTCACATCGCCAACCTTGAACACTTCACCTTTCTTGACATACTTCCCATTTAACGGTCTGTGGTTCTCTCTGTAATTGCCAATTGCGGAATGATGCCAAACGGTTAATAATTCTAATTGACTGTCCTTAGCGGCTTGTTCTATGCCAATACTCGCCGCTCTGCCGACTTCTGTTCGTGCAATGGTTAACGCTCTGGACTTCGCAAAGATGACCTTCTCCGCGTTGAATAATTTCGCAATGTCGCGGGGAGCCATCCGTTCGGCTGCTGCCTTAACGAGCAACGCACGGATCATAGTTTTTGTATTTTCAGTTACTCGCGTAATTAGTGAAGCAATTTCTAAAGTCGAAGTAGCATTAACCACAATTTGCCGCCAAATCAAACTAAAAAAATCGACATTGGGCGTATCTTTATCTTTGTATTGCTCTAACCTATTTTTTTGATCTTGATAAAAAAACAGTCCAACTTTTAAATAAATCTCCTCAAACAGCTTTTGAAAGTCCTCACGCTGAATTTCGTTTAGTCTGTTTTCGGCTGCTGCGGGTGCTTCGTTAACGGCAATTGTCTTGTACCTAACTAAAGTGTTATAAAGGTAAGCACGAACCATTCTGTAAGTTTGGGCTTCGCTCTTTTCTTTCATCTTCTCATAGTGCAATCGTAACTCCTCAACTGTTTCCATAATCAAAATTTAAGGGGGTTACTGGCTCTATTGCATCTTCAAACGTATCGCCCTCGCTTACATCGCCATAGTCAAACCATTGCCGTTTTTCTCTGCGGGTCAGAAAGTCGATGTCTTTCATTTTCGCCATTTCTTCGACCTTATCAAGGGCTAATTCGTCGTAAATGGTTTTATCGAAACAGAACCTTAGCCCGGTTTGTGGCCTAATGATCTCCTCCGATAATATTTCTTCTTGCTTGTTAAGAAAAGGAAACACCCCAAGGTGTAACGCTCTACGTCCGTTCTCCTTACCATTATTGTACGTGCTGGATGACGATTCGTTAAAAACAACTTCGGGCGGCAACATGAATACCGCCGCTAATATTTCACGAATATCTTTCTTGACTTCTAGCGTGATACTTTCCCCGATTGGGTTTGCTAAGTTAATATGTCCTAATTCTTGAGCGACCAGTGCGGCACGGTGTTCGTCTTTCTTCCAGAGTGCTGACCTGATTCCGTCACGCATCTTTTGCAAAAGCGTGTTATCGTTACTGGCTTCGATTTGGGCATCTGCGTTTTTCGGGAAGAGCAAATGTGCGGAATCTCCCGTCTTGAAAGCTGAATGCTCTCGCTCTAATGCTGCGGTGTAAGTTTGAAGGTCGGCATAGCATACTTGAACTTTTGACGTACCGTATAAGTGCGAACCCATCTTGTTGTAATTTGTGCTAAACGAACGCAAAGCGTGACAGTCTTTTGGGTCAAACTTTTGGGTGAATAGCCCATCATACTGATATGCCTTAACCGGGTCTTGTGGGCTCCCGCCTTCGATAGTAATTTGGTGAGTTGGTAAGGAGTATAATGCAGCGACTTGACCATCTACTTTCTGTGTATTAATCAGGTTGAACCCCGAAATGTCGTAAAAAGCAGATAAGCTGTAAATAAATTCACCGAACGATTGCGTTTCGTTTGGCTTAGTAAGCAAGCGTTTTGTACGATAATAAGGGGATGTGACGGTTATGTCGTCTAGGTAAATCTCTTCGACTCCCTTTTCTTTTGCTTTTTTGAGTAGCTTAGTTTCATAGGTATCTTTTGCAAAACCATTAAACTTATGAAAGTCTTTTGCGGCTTCTTGGTCTTTTACCTTGTATAACATGGGTTTGGCCTGACTCGCTTTCTCTGCCTTGTAATTCATCAGGGCAAATAGAATGGAGTTGACTTGATACAAATCTGCGTACTTGTGTAGGGGTGCAGAATGTTGAAGGCTTACGTTCTTTACGTAATCGTAAATAATTTTGTTATAATTGGATTCCATTGCGTTCAAATTAAGAACGCAGCATTAACGGGTCTTGGCAGGACAAATGTACGAAAAAAATAGTGTTCTATGCAACTTCCCACGATAAAGCGGGTTTTGATAAGTGTGAAACAGAATACCGCATTGCATCAATGCAATGGTTGAAAGAGTCTATTGGTTTGTTTAGGGTACTACCTTCGCGGTCTTTGTCCCAAGTATAATTTCTCAACTCCTTAATCAAATTGGTTGACCGGGCAGTTATTAGAAGGTTGAATTGTTGCAAATAGTCTATACCGTAATTAATCGAATCTTTGCCTTTTAATGCTCCGTCGATCAAAACCCCGTGAATCTTAATTTCAGCTATACTTTTTGGCTCGGCTGAATCGGCTAATGTCTTTACTTTATTTTGAATAGCTTTTTTTATTAATGGCGCAATTTGGCTGTTCAATAATCCCTTTTGATACACGCATTCATCGAAAATCAAATCGCCGTTATACTTGTAGCAAGTGACTAACGTTGTCGGGTCGTTGGTGTACCCAAAATCTAACCCCGCTGATACCAAAACAGCTTCGATAGGTATGTTGTTGATTTGCTTCCAATTATTGAAGATAACGCCCTCTAAGTTCCCAATCTCACCCAATCCGTAAACTTTGTACCAATTCGCCCAAAACGAGTTCTTAACGTTCTTTGGGTCGAATAAGAAGTCTGACTCCGAATCTATGTAGGCTTTTGACTTGGCTTTTAGGATGAAATTAATAGCTGATTCTGGACACGCTTCGTTATCAAGATAATTAATCGTAAGGTAATCAACATCATCGTCATCTTGCAATTCTTCATGAAACCAAAACGGTGAGGTCGGGTTCCAGTCAAGCGAGATACTACCTTTTGTTCGTACTGCCAATTCTGTGAACGCTTCGAAATTCATGTTATTGGCTTCGTTCATATACAATCGGTCCCTACGTCCACCCCGCAACTTTGACCCGTTATCAGCACTGAAAAACTCGATGTATGACCCATTGCTAAACGTGTACTTTGAATCTGTACTGTTCCAATTGTTTTGATTCCATCGCTTTGTGTCGTACATGATGTTTTTGAAATCCTTCAATGCTCCACGTTTCAAATGCGGGACGGACTCCGCAACAATTGATATTTCAGTCCGGGAGTGCTTTGCTGCGTAGTCAATTTCTATCGGCAAAATACCGTAGGTCTTACCCGCAGACGTGCCACCCTGAATGCCTTTAATCCGGCGTTTTAAGTTGAGTATCTTATTTATCGCTGTCGTTCTCTGGAACATCGGGGAAAAGTGGTTGTTCTGTAATTACCTTTGCTTCTACGTGTTGCATAGCCTTGCCGAACATGAAATCTCTAAAATCGGCAAGTGTTTTGCCTGACGACCTTTCGTCCGTCATTTCTCGGATGATTAATCTCAGGGCTAAAGGCTGCTTATCATCTTCGGCTATCTCTTCTATTTCAGATTGCTCTAGCGAATACAAAAATGCATAGGCTTCTACTAACTGTTCTTTCGTTACAGCTTCGTAACCTTTTGCTTTGCATTCGTCTATCAGCAACCGAAAAGACTTCTTTTTTCGTCCATTATTTGCGGGCTGATTATCTGAACTGAATTGGGTTTTCCCTCCTACGTCTGGATTTACTTCTTTTCCAAATGCCATTTTACGTGCCGTTTACGTGCCGTTTATATTGATGCCTATTGTGATTGGTCTTATGTTAATTTCCATAATTGTAATATAACGCAATATAGCGATTTTAGGTTTAAAAAAAAAGTCTGTTTTTCTTGGATTGATTGCTTTAGCGATTTTTCCATTTTAATTGTTCTGACCAACGTTCGACCGGCCACCCAAGTTCTTTTGATTCATTTACGAAATTGACAACTTCTGATTGAGTCATTAGCGTTATAATGAATTTGGGCCTTTCGGTTCTTCGCCACAATGTTGTCGTCAATCTTTTTAGGTAATAATTGCACGTGATACTTTCGATTACAATATAGGTTGAATCTTTCAGGTCCATAATTGCATTTTTTGATTTAATCCTACGGCAGGTTGACCGTAGGATTTGATGAATTATGCTAACGTAAGTTGGTTGTTGAAGATTTGGTGCAGGAAGTTACGCCCTTTTTCGGTCCAAACTAAACTACGCGATGTTTGGACGTTATTCCAGTTGTCGCGATAATCGTAAGTTCTAAACGAAGTAAGGCTTTTGTCTTGAAATCGAGCGGTTAACACCCAAATGTTATCTTGCTTGAATTGTATTTTTTTCTCTTTCAACTTACGATTCAGCTGCATGGCTGTCATACCTAACTCTTTGGCGATAGTGGTCGTAGTCATGTCGGATTGACTCGACAATATGTGATCGGCGTAAGCGGCTTTGGGTTGAAGGACCTTAATTGTTTCGTTCCTTTCATTTAGCAATTGATTGGCGGCTATCAACCCTTGTGCCATCATTTCTTCCGATGTCATGGGTTGTAGTTTTTTTTCAGACTTAATTTTTGCCCAGTCGTCGATTATCATCATCCGAAGTTTGATAGAGTAACCCGACGCAAGACAAAGCGATAAGCGTTCGTTTAGGAATATCGCTTCGGTCTGACCGTTTAAGCTCCTCGTAACTACTTGATAATCAGAACTATCCACATTTGGTTCATCTAATTCGTCAATCATATTGCGAATATCACGCAATACGTGAGTGTGTAACTTTCCAGTCCTTTCGGCGATTAGCTTACTGGACATCATTTTTTCAGAATTTTGAATTAAGTCTTTCATTTGTATTTGAGCATTATGAAAGTGGGAAGGGCATAGAAAAGCGATGCCGATAAACGCTGCTCAAACACTTTCAAGAGAGAAAGGTTAAAGGGATTAACCCTTTAGCGAAAAGTCGACATCGCTTCTAATTATAGAAGTGATATGGCATTAAAATGCCTCATCAGAGATGTTTGGGTTCAGTACCCTTAAAAGTATTTGAGCGTTACAAAGATAATTCTTATTTCGGTGGTATCAAATCAATAACGTCGTCCAAATGCTTTCTCAAAGAAATTAAATCTTCTTTGTTCAAAAAAACGGTGATATACTCCTTATAGTGGTTCTCCACTTCAATCTCCATTTTTTTGTTCTCGCCTAGGGAACAAAATGTAATCTGGTTCTGCTTGTCTGTAATTGTCAATGCCATTTGGTTCTTATTTAGGTTTTTATTCCTACTCCCAACCATCCATACCCCCATCACCCTTATCGAAGGGGTCTAATATCAAGATTGCCATTAATATGAAGAAGATAATAATTAACGTTATTTTCATGAGAAAGGTGGTTTTTTGAGTTATTTTCAATCCAGTATTCTACCTATTAAGTCACTTTCGGCTCTCAGCTTCTTCATTAAATCATACATACCTATACTTTTCGAGTTCATCCAATTTTCTTTCTCGTTCTGCTCGTACATTTCTGTAAGTTTCTCCCAGTTATCGACGTATGGTTTCCAATACGGCAACCTTCTTGAAACCCTTTTCAAGTCTTCTCGTAATATATTACACTGGTTTACAAGTTCATAGCACCTACCGAAATCGCAAGGGTCATAAGGCTTATTACCATTATTCATTTTAACGCCTTGCAATACAGACCATATCGTTTTAGAACTTTGTCCGACACTACCATTTATTATCCATTCGTTTAAGGTCATCATAATCGCATTAAATTAAAAAAAACCGCTCCCTAGAGACTGCATTCTCCAGAAAACGGTTCGATGGTTAAACCATTGTTTTACACGGCAATTGCAGTACCGTTTTTGAAATAATCCGTTAACTACTCAGCTTCTCCAGAATCAAATGAATAAACACGGAGCAGCTAACGGAATGTCTTTGTGAAGGTTAAAATATACCCCGCCAAAAGCAGGGATATTCACTACCCTAAAATCAATAAACTATGAAAAAGCATTTTTTTGGTTGAAAATATACCCCGACATAATCGGGGTAATTAAATTAATCTATTCAACCAAAACAGAGTTGCGGGGGAAGGATTCGAACCTCCGACCTTTGGGTTATGAGCCCAACGAGCTACCAACTGCTCCACCCCACGATATTAAATCACGGCAATGGTCTTGCCGTGATTTATATTGTCAGCTAACTTTTCGCAGGGTAAAGCTGACTGTAATGACCTTCTGGCGGTCAACCTTCCTAAAGTCCTTAGTGGTGTATATTTCAGCGACCCACTTAGCAGGACAATTTAACTTTAGCTTGAAATAAAGCTACTGATAGTGTCGCATCTAACAAAAGTGTTGCGAGTATCGGAGTCGAACCGATATAAACCTTTTCGCAATTGAAATAAATTCGGCGACTGATACCCCAATCGCCTAATTTACGCGGTCCGTGTGGTGGACAAGTCCTTTTTGACTATCGTCGCTTCTGGGGTTGGATTCGAACCAACAAAAAAAGTCTCACCAACTGAGCTTCCCAGAATACCAAACAGCAACGTTGCTGTCTCGTTTACAATATTACGCATAATATCGCATTATCAGGCAATAATGCGATATTAAATGAAAAAATATTATTCGTCTTAATCCTCTATTTTTTGAATTAAGGCTTTTACTTTCTCCTTAATTTCGTCGTAGTGCTTCTCTTGCACCCGGAATGCAATCGTCTTAGTGGGGGGTTTTTTCGGCTGTCCTGAGCCTTTTCGTCGCCCCCCGTGCGTTGAGTTATTCTTCATGCTTAGTTGGCTTCAACGTTCCATTTTGGTTAGTGGTCTGGTCACAGAGGGGCATTGATGCCCCTCTGTGAAATCCCGTGCATTGGGTTATTCTTCATGCTTAGTTTAGTGGGGCGTAACGCCCCGTGTTGTATATTCTGTTCGAGATAATATCCTCAACCCCTGAAAGGTCGAGAATATCGAGTAGTTTTCTTTTCATGCTTCAAGTGAATATAAGTACTCTGATTCGTAATACCCTCCTTCAACCATTTCTTCGTTTTCGTCAACCTCTATCACCGTGACAGAATCATTTGCGTTAAACTTAGCTTCTTTCATTGCTATTTTCATAGCTTGTTTTCCCGTTTTTACTTGTAGAGTATAAGCGGGGAATGCGAAATTGTTGTTTAATATTACTTCAAATAATTTCATCGTTCTGGTTGGTCTGTGATAACCTTCGTTGATTACCATATACAAATATACGAAATATCTTGATACTTGCAAACAATTATCAAGTTTATTTTCATTTGGCACAAAAAAAATACTGTCGTTAAGACCGACAGTACTTTTAATCTTACAATCCAGTCACAAATTCAAACACTTTTCTACCTTTCGCCGTGATAGTCATCGTCCGTTCGTTTCTGGACTTCCCGCGACCCGTGGTACAGTACCCGGCATCGAGCATAGATTTGGAGAAACGGTAATAGTCATGCGTTGTCAATTTCAGGCGATTTTGCGTTTCTGCGGACTCAAAATGTCCTTCTTGGTACAACATAGCGTACAACTTTGCTTTTTCAGGTGTTCCAAACGCAAATCCAATGTTCTTAGCTTCTTTTATCATTTTTTTGATTGTCATATTGACTTTTTGAATTCACTATAAATCCGTTCAAACTGAATGGATGCATAGGGTTGTATCTCCTTCGTGCTACTATGTCCCATTAATGCGGCGGCAACTTCGGGCGAATAATTCCACCGATTCAGACACAAATAAGCGAATGTCTTCCGGCTATCGTGCCACTTAATCGGTCTTTGGATGCCCGCGTGGGCGAAGACTATTTTTAACTTTTGATTCATTTTCTGGTGCGATGGTAGGCTAAACATCGCATTGTTTCGCTGCAAAATCTCAATGGCTTCTTTTCGCAACGGTATCGTTCTTTCTACTTTCGTTTTTTGTCGGGCCTTGCATAATACCGTTTCGCCCTGGATTGTCTTAATGTCGGTGGCTGCATTGAACGTTGCTATTGCCGATATTTCTAGCCCGGTATAACAGCAAAAAAGAAACGCATCCCTGATAACTGTAAGCTGTTGCGGCAGTGCTACCGATTCAACCAGAAGCATTTCCACCGAACTTAGATAGGTGTGGCTGATTTTCTTCTCGATTTTGACAGCTACCCTGCTGATCTTGCA